CTTTTGCTGCTTCTTCGGGTGACTTCTTGTCATAGTAGAATTCAATTGCATCAGTTGGATTGATACTAGACTTCTGATAGTTAGTACCATGCTTTTTGAGTGCTTTTTCAAACTTATCAAACCACTTAATGAGTGGTTTCTTATCATCCTCAGCCATAAACTTAGCAGTAAATTCTTCTAGTTTGCCGGGAGTACGAAATGGGTTATTCATCGGGATCATGGGTGATGTCCTCTGTGGTATCTTGTTTCTTTGCTTCCTCTTGAGCTTTACGAATCTCTTCCTGTCTTCTTCGTTGCTCTTCCTTTGCTTTTCTACGCAGAATGAAAGGATTCGATTCATTGAACTTGTGTTCGGTATGTTTTCCAAAATATGGCATATCAAATTCTCCTTAGTTACTTTTATTTATAAAAATTTATCACGGGGTTAACTGAGAAACTTTCACCATTAGTTTTTTAATGATGTCACCTGTTCTATCTGGTTTCTTTCCAGACTCTTTTACTTTCACATATTCGAAATTTTTGATAACAATTGGTCTTCCGTCTTTACCGTCAAGTGGTTTTCCCTTTTCATCAACGTAGTAAACTGTGTTTTGTGGGCCACCGTATATCACATACACCTCACCATTCATAAGAGCACTGGTTCGTCCAAAGATAAGATTTACTAGACTTGTTTTTGCACCCTTGTGTGTAAACATGATTACTTCGTCGGGAAGTGTTCTTTTTCTTTTTCTGTTAACTTTTAGTGCAAATTGAAAATCGGTCAATACCCAAATAACATGAATGTTTTCGGGTTTATATCCTGCTTTGACAAGTTTTCTTGTAATACTTGTAACTTCGGTTCCCCATGCAAGTGTTCTATCTAACATCAAGTTGGGTAGTTCACTTCTATTGGGATTATCACCATACATGACATCTCGTCTTCTTGTGCCGAGTCTCATGTCATTCATGGTATTGTGAACCTTTTGAATGTCATCAGGATTAGTCATATCGACACCCTTGACATCTTTAAATGCTTCAGAACCTTTATTTGCTAATGCAACCATAAGATACTTCACTTGGTCTGGGTCAATCACTTTGTAATCTTCAGACCGAATGAAATGTTTCTTTGCAAATGTTTTACCACTCGCAGCACCACCTGCAAGAATGACAACCTGTCCATACCGTTTTCCTTTGTTTGGTAGGATTAGTTTTTCTTGCAAGTATTTACGAAATCTTCTTATCATTTACTATATGGTGCCCTCACATCAAGTCTTCCCTTCTTGAGAAGACCTCCCGTCATAATGTGCTGTTTCTTATCAGCATCAATAACAGGCATGTCATGTCTAGGAGGGGCTCCCACTGGTGGTGTTTTAGATTGAATGTCCGCTAATCTTTTTGCAAGGACATCTTTTCCACCGATACTTTCTAACCACTCCTCTGACTTCACACGACTGTAGAACTTGGGATGCATATACTTCCCATCCATGAGTGCATTCATAGCATCATCGATTGTTGCATCGTAGATATTAACATCACCACCTTTGGGCATACCTCTTCGGTCATTACCGAAAGCATCACCCAATGCACGAAGGACAGGAACCAAATCACCGATACTCAGGTCTGCTTGCAGTCCACCAATTTTTGCGGATGGTTCTGCTAACAGAGTCGCAGCCCATCTATGGTGACCATCAAGAATATGATTATCTTTGGAAATGATTGCACCGAGGTCACCACCCTTCACGCCACCGACAGCCATACCAAGTGACTTACCTAAGTAAATTGCATTTTGTGATGGTAATAGAGTAGATGCAGGTTTGGTGACTTTATTCACCTTTACGATATCATCTTTTACCTCTCCATCCATCTTGCCCTTGTTCATGAAGATTCTTTGCATTGCTTGGGTGAGTGGGTTTGGAAACTCTTTAGAGTCAATGTCTTTAGTTGCAAGTGCTTCGACCAAAGAATCAACTAACCATTTGTTATCGGTGTAATCTGTGAACTTTTTCATTTAGTATACCTCTGCATGCCCTTCTACGAGGAGTATTTGATTTACTGTTGCATTATTGTCAAGGACTATGGTTCCGAGTATTCTACCATACTTTCCTTTTTTATCTAGTTCGGTTCTTACAACAAACCCGTGACTTGAATCAAGTAGTTCAACTACTCTGTCTTTTGCTGCAAAACCACGTTTCTTTTCTTCCAAATCTCTAGTTCTTGTCTCGGGAGTATTTATACCCTTGAGTCTTATACGACACTTGTACTTAATATCGAATCCTAAGTCTAGTACACAATCAATGGTGTCACCATCAATAACTCTCACTAACTCAGCACGATACTCATACATCAGTTATCTACCTTTTCTCCTTCTCTCCACTGGTAACAAGACCAGTAGCCTGGAGTGGTTTTATCTGTTTTTTGGTCACAGTTGTGTCGTGAACGAAATGCTTTTAATCTTTCGGGGTCATCTCTCTTGATTTCCATGTTGGGGTCACCAAAAGTTACCTTTACGACGTTACCTTTGTCGTTTTTGACATATACACCAAACTTCTTTTTCGAACCTTGTGGTAATCGAAAGGGATTGTTTAGTGTGACTGTTCGACCTTGGTATTCTGCTTCGTTCACATCATCACAACTGTTACATCCACATGAACACTCATCAACGGATTCTTTGATACCAAGAAGTTTATTGAGATAGATGGCAACTGATTGAGGAGTTCCTTCAAACTCTTCTTTACCGTG